ACGAACCAGACCATCCATATTGAACTTGACGTATGCGCTCTCCCCACGAGGCAAGCGGTCAAGCAATGTGCTGAACGCGCTTTCAATCTTGGTCACAATGGGTCGCAAGCCGTGGGTTATCCAAGCAAGGTTGTTCTGCTCAACGCTGGCGTAGCTCGTAGTCCCGGGAATCCCCAGCAAATGCGGGGGCACATTGAAGGCGCGAGCGATATCCTCTACCGCCATCCTGCGAGCATCTATAGCCTGCGACTGCCCGGGGTCCACCTGCGTTGCCTTGAACGTAGCTCCACCGGACAGCACACCAGTTTTGTGACCTCTGCGCCATCCCCGGTGACGGGAATCGAAACCTTCAGCAAGATTTTTGGCTTGCTCTGCGGTCAGGTTGCCGGGGAACTCAATAATTCCATTTAGGTTGGTCCCATTTCCAAAGAATGTTGCAGCGAACTTTTCAAGAGCCATCGCCAGACCAAAGTTTTCCTTGAGAGCTTTGACCCTTGACACGCCACGGAGCACCCCAGGGCGTACTACGTCAGGAATCCAAAGAATCTGCTCTGATGAGAGGTTTCGCTTTTCACCCTCAACTTGGAACTGGACCCTCCCAATCCCACTACGCTTGATTTCTACCGTCAAGGGGTTTAGGACCGTCAAATTTACAATCTTGCCCTGCTTGTTACTGAACACACGGACAAACGCATTACCGTCAAGGAGCAAACTGACAATTAGTGAATTGTAAAACGCTTCACGGGGCAGGTCTACGTCTGGCTTCTTTACCCAATCCGGCTTTGGCTCAAAGATTTGCCTTTTGTCATCCACCCGGATGTAACACCCCATCGGCAAAGTGGAGATGGTGTCAGCAATAAGACTGACTGCCGAGAATACGGCATTGACTTGAAATACTGTTTCGTCATTGATATTTGTGGCAGACAAAGTGCCGATAGCAATGTCATCGCCTGACTCAAAAATACTTTGGTAGCTTATTGCCCTTTGCTCGAACAATCGTTCAAACACCATTACCTGCTACCAGCCAATCCGATAAGGATGGCGAATACGCCACCCATGATGAGTCCAGCCGGGATGGAGAGCAGGCTTACGCCACCTGTAATCGCCAGGGCTCCGGCTAGCTGTAGAATAGTAGACATTATCACCTAACTGAAAAATTCAGGAACTAGTAATTCCATTCTACCGGCAGTTGCCCTATCTACCGCAATAACCGCCGCAACAGCTGAGTCAATCTTTCGCGGGCTGTCACGCTTGTCTTTTACAATACGCGGTCCAACCGAGTCAATCTTGACAACCGCATTGTCCAAATGCCTTGCGAGAGTAGGGTCCCCATCGTGGATGAGCCTGTTTTCAATGACCGCATCAAAAAACTTGGTACAAGCAGGGACCATACGCCGGGCACTCGTGGACGGGTATTCCACAATCGGTAGACCGTAATCCTCTAGCACCTGCATTGTTCTGGTCCAGCGATACGGGTCGCAAGCAATTTCCCGCACGTTGGGGTGCTCTTTACAGAAGTCAATAATGGTTTGCTCAACCTCACGAACATCAACCCGCCAATCCTCACCGTGAATCTCCAAATCCTTCTCCCACGCCTTCACCATAAAAACACGGATGGGGTCATCCTCATTTTCCGGGATAACACAACCAACTATCACTGTCGCATCCCCGCTGAACGAGCCATCAAAGCCAAGAATTATTTGGTCGTCAGGTTTCACGTGAAACTTTTGCTCGCATTTATCCCAAGCTCCGGTAGGAAGCCAAGCCAACTGGCTCGAAACCCACTGGTTACAACGCTTGGTCCTGAACTCAGACTCAGGGGTACGGCGAACTGAAGAATGAAAGTCGCTTGGCGCGTTCAGGTCAGCATAGCCAGGGTTTGCTTGCCTCCAAGTTTCCTCATTCCTGTGGTCCCCGTCATTCTCCCACCAAGCCATAAAGAATGTCGGGTCATCTACTTCCCCGCTGGCGATTGACTTGCCGTAATTGTATAGGTCGTAGGCGATAGAGTCCCTACCCGTGCTATCAGCTTTCACCCCGGCAGTTGTAATCGCAAGCATTGTCGCCATACTGCCTCGGGCACCCATAGCAAGCGACATAACATCAAAAAGGTCACGGTTAGGTTGCGCGTGAAGCTCGTCAAACATCACAAAGGTAGGGTTCAAGCCCTCCTTGGAGTATGCCTCAGCCGACAGAACCGTATATGAGCTGTTACCGGCTGGGTAATAAATGGCGTTACGGTAGACCTTCATCATTTTGGATAGCTCCTCAGACTCAGCCACAATCCTTGCCGCATCCTTGAACACGATACGAGCCTGACCCGTCTCTGCCGCGACAGAATACACCTCACCGCCCTCCGGTCCCGATAGGAGAGAATACAGCGCCAGAACCGAACCCAGAGCCGATTTGCCATTCTTGCGGGGCATTCCGACGTAGTTGATTCTGTGACGTAGCTGGTCTGTTTCATCGTGAGCGAAAATATGCGTAATCAGGTCTTTTTGCCAGTCCCGCAACCGCAATTGGGTACCCGACTTGCCTGCGACAGAATCTTTGGTGATAATTCCGTACTGTTCGGCAAACTCAATGGCTATATGTCCCTCCCCATGGGTCAAATGCTTTTCAGGTACCGGGGTTAGCCACTTGGGCTCATGGTTTGTGAAGTTCATTGCGTTTCCTGAGTATTTCCTCAATCTTGGATGCCTTCTTGACCTCGGCAACACCAAGTCTGGTCCTGTCACTCGGCGTAAAGCCTAGTAGCGACAGATTTCGCACAATCTGGTTGGAAACTGAGTCTAGCCGCCTAGCCATACCCATATCATCCGAACTCATTACTTTGATTCTCAGATTCCAGCGCTCATCCACAAGCTCACAGGTCATAAGCAAAATTTCCATGTCAGTAATTGGGGATATCCATTGGATTCCTGCTCCCCAAACCTCATCCCACAATCTGCGACCCGGTTTCAGCAAAGGGCGCGGTGGCTCAGGGATTTCTGAAGCCTGCGGGAGTAGCTCAATAGCCATAGGGTCCGGCAACTTGCGCTTACCGGGGTTCCCCGTCTTACGCTTTATCTCCACCGGGGTTGGTGGTCTGCCTCTTTGCGTCATATTCTTGGCTCTCTTGCGTAGGTTATGTTCTTGAGCCTAAGACTAGGGACTCCACCAGCTTTGATTTTTATTGAAGCCAAATCGGGATACCTGGCCACAATCTCAGCCAGCCTTTTTGCGTTATCCAATTCTCTATCGGCAATCTCAGTCATCATGCCGCCTGTAGACCATTTCTTTTGGACTCCCGCTAACCACTCAAGTCTAACAATCGGCCCTTCCATGAGGAATGAGCGGATAGTGGTTTCCCAATCCTCACCTGAACTGTATTGTGAAGGTCTGTCACTGCCTACCGTAGCTACATTCCCGGCATAGTTTCCAAAGAAAAGCCCACACGCAAATCGTAACCCCACCGTTACCTCATCACGCATATAAAAACCATTTGTGACAGGATTGACCGCCCACAACCGTGAATGATACTTTTCCGCCAGCCGAAACCCTGTTTCAGCAATTTCGTCAAAACTACCCTCGTAAGCGGTAAGGCCCGCACCATTTTTCTGGACTATCCGCGTAATGTCGTCATCCAAGTTCACTAGCGGAGTGCCTTCGTCATAGTAATTTGAGCTATACCACTGCCTACATTTCAGTAAACCTATCTCAGCGACAACAACCTCAATGTTGGCTGGAAGCTCACTACGATACTCTCGATACTCATCGTCATTTGCTACAAAGACTGTAATTATCTTTGAGCTTGCCCCATGCTTAGCAAGAACCGCAAGCGTAGCGTTCACTATGAATTTGGGTCGGTTGTAACTGGGGATAGCCACCTGATATTTCACGGTTATCTCTCCCAGTTCCCAAATGTCTGCTCTACAACCTCACGCGGAATACCCACATTACCTTGGCCCCTGAAAGACAAGCCCACTACGCCTTGCCCGTTATTACGCACTACGGATACAAGGTCAGGGTATCTTTGGGCAATCGTATTGAACGCACCTAGGTTTGCTTCTGCCCTCACTATTTTGGCGCTCCGGTCATCCGGGGCGAGCCCACTATCTATGAGTTCACCCCGTATCCCACCCGGCTGAGGTACTTCCGTTTTCAATGAGAGGTATTCCAGTCTTACAACTGCCCCATATTTCCTGAAAGCTTGAAGGCTGGTTTCCGAATCTTCTTCAAAAGACTCAGCGTATTGTCTGCCTTCCCCTACGAATATAGAATCACCGGCATAGCATCCTTGGAGTCCCCCGTATATCAGGGCATTCCCTACTAATGCAGTCTGCGTCATATGCTCAGGTCTTGACTCAATGGTCGCTCCCCAAAGCTTGGTCCCAACCGATTCAGCCAAACCAAACCCTGTTTCCAAGATTGGCTGTAGGCCGCCCTTGTGTCTGCGTAGCCGG